AGTTCTTACAACTTCTCTGTTGATTTCAGCTAAGATTTCAGTTGACAAGATGTTTGCCAATTCTGTCTCAGCGTCTAGACCATGAATAGCCTTAAGGTCTTGAGCAAGTTCTACTGTGTAGTTAGCTTTTAGTGCTCTTGACTTGGCTGTCACAGTTGCTTTTTCAATGGTGAATCCCATTGTTGCAAATGTTTCGTTTGAACCAACTGACAATACTTCAGCTTCAGCTGTTGTATACGCGTCACCGGCATAAGGTACGTGAGTTGATTCGGAGTCAATGATTGTTGAGTCATTGTCGCCGTCTAGTGTACCAGCTAAACCAGATGGTCCGAGTGAACCGTTACCAGTTGTAGCTGAGTCACCTGAGTAACCGACTGGAGCTTCGTTGAAGAGAGCTTCGTCGCCGTTTGATACACCAGCTTTTGTCTTCTGGAAAGTTGACTTCATTGCAAAGATTAAGCCTGTTGGACCTGACATTGGCTGAACACCACAAATGTCATAAGCAACAAGGTTAGGCATTGCACGTCTAACTAGTGCGATTAATACTGGATTCCAGTTAGCTGAATTGCCAGTTTGAGTAGTTTCGTGAAGAAGACCCTCTTCTCTTAGAGCGATCTCCTGGTTTTCTAGAACAGCTGCTGTAACAGCTTTTCTATGCGCGTCTGAAATAGTACCAGCTGACTCTTCATTCAGTACTGGTGCCCATTTTTCAACGAGCCTATCGTAAGATACTGTATTTTGCATTTACTTAACTCCCTTTAGGATTTATTTTGTCTTTTAATGGCATCCAGATACTGGCCCATAACATCAGATGATTCAACTTCGAAAGTTTCATCAAGCTGTGTGTCATCAGCTTCTGTTTCTACCGCTTCTTTTTTGAAGTAAGATTCTTTGACAGTCTTAACCTTCTCTGCGAAATTATCGCTCCAGTCAAGATCAGCAACTAATTCTTTTAACTTCTCATACTGAGTATCAGCTAGATCAGCCGCAGCTTCAACAATTGCTTGCTCACGCTTAAAGCTTTCTAACTCTTCAGTCATGTCGATGATTTGTCCAGTTGTTTCATTAAGCTTACCTTCAAGCTCTTGAACTTCACTGGCAAGTTCGTCAACTAGGTCGACTTTTGACTCTGGTACGTCGATATAAGATTCTGTGAACAGATCTTTTAGATTGTTCATGAACTTCTCGGCGATCTCTGTACGTAGGCCTGCTTGAACAGCAACCTTGTTGTCTTCCATCCATTGCTCAACTACATAGTTCAGATAAGAATCTACCTTTTCTACAAGTTCAGCTTTAGTTGTTGAGATTTCTTCGGCCAGTTCCTCATTGTACTTTTCTTCTAAACGATCAACTTCTTTTGAAAGTTTAGACTTAATAGCAGCTTCAAAAATTGTAGCAGCTTTGCCTTTAAACTCATCTGAAAGTGTTGCCTCTTCAGAAACCAATGCGTTAAGATCTTCGTCGAAGTTTGCTTCGTAAGCAATTTCTCTTGGTGATTCAGCAATTGCTTCACCATTAAAGTCTTCTTCAGAAGTACCGTTATAATGCATCATTGCAGACAAAGCTTGTTTGTCCATCTTCTGCATTTTATGAACCATAGCAGTAATCATTGCAGCCTTGGTCTTTGGCATTGGATCTTGTTTAGTTTGATCGCCTTTACGCTTAGGTGCACTACCTGTAGCATCTCCAGCTTTATCAGCACTTGAAACTGACTGAGCTTCGTGATCAGACGCTTCCACGACGTTATCATCATGGAGTTCAACATCTTGATCTTCTATTTGATTTTGATCAGTCATTAATTGACTCCCTTTTATTTAAGATTTGAGTAACGAGAGGAAATTCTTAAACTCACGAACCTGTACCTCATAGAGATCTTTCCGTGGAGCTTTCTTTATTTCAGTCTCCATTTTTTCAATTGCTTGAGCTGACAAAATCCCGTTATCCCAAACCCAATCTACACCTTCCATAACTCCATTAACGAATGCTGACGGTGCGGATGGATCTTGCACGATATCAATCGCGTTAAGCATAAAATCGTCTTTGACGACCATTGCGTTATTTTGCTGCATCAAACTTCCCATACCACGAGTCGATACGCCCAGTTGAACGCCACCATCGAGTAGACCTTTAACAATGTTACCCATAGGAGTGTCCAAAACTGTGGCTCTTCCAACAACATCATTTCCCTCAAATTTGAGTTCATTGATCTTGTGTGAAACCTTATCTAAATTAACGGTCGGTCCTTCAGGGTGATTTAACTCACCAACCGCACGACCTTTGGAAACTTGCTTATCAACGTAGTTGCCTACAGCTTTTTCCATGATCGGTTTTGGATATATACGACCGTTTCGATTCTTCATATCGGCTTGTGCAAATACACCTTCAATCACGTAAGACTTCTTACCAGATTTTTCTTCTGTTATAACATTGTAACCAATTTGATGGTCAATAAATTCAGAAATAAGTTTCATTACACAAACCTTTTTTGTAAATATTCACAGATAAATTCTTCTGTAGTATTATTTATATGTTTTTAATTTTCTACTTTTTCTTCATCAGTATCTTCATCAGATTCTTCACCGCCATCAGTATCCCCTTCAGCATCAAAATCTTCCACATTATCATCGCCATCAGATACGTCTTCAGAATCCTCCAAATCTTCATCTTCGATTTCATCTTCAGGATCCTCCTCTTTGCCATTGTAAATAGCATTTGATAATCTAATACGCTCTTGATCAAGTACATCTGACATTTTTACAGAAATAGCTTGACCAAAAATTTCATTTGCTTTATT